CTCGTCACGAGCACGCCTGGCGTGCGCGGCGCATGTCGGATTACAGCGGAGTACGAGACGCGCAGCGATCGGCGATTATATCACGTGTTGATGCCGTGCTGCGGCTCGCTGGAGGTGTTGCGTTGGCAAGAAAACATGGTGTGGGACCGGCCAGATGGTGAGGTGTGGTGCCAGTGTCCAGCCTGCGGTGAACGGGTAGCGCAGCACCACAAAACAACCATGCTCGCTGGTGGAATCTGGCGGGCGACTGCGAAAGGGGACGGGGAAACTGCGGGCTTTCACTTCCCCGGGTGGTATGCGCCTTATGGCTGGCTGAGCTGGGAGCAGATCCGCGACGAATTTCTGCGCGCCAAGAATGACATGATGCTGCTAAAAGGCTGGATAAACAAACGAGCGGCGGAGGCCTGGGAGGATGAAACCCTGGCCAAGGTGAACAGCGATGAGCTGATGGACCGCATCGCTGAGAACCCGTACAAGTCCGGGTGGTGCCCTGCTGGCGTTCTGGTGCTGTTGATGGCGGTTGATGTGCAAGACACTTGGCTAGAGGTGAGTGTCTGGGGTGTGGGCCGCGGCGATCAGCTTTGGCTGATCTGGCACGAGAAGATCAGCGGCGATCCTTCGCAGAGTGACGTGTGGGACCAGGTGGATGTGATCCGCCAGACGCAGTGGCCGATGGAGTCCGGCAGCACCATGACCGTGAGGCAATGCGGGGTGGACACCGGCGGGCACTACACCAGTGAGGCGTATGAGTTCTGCCGCCACCGAACGAAGCAAGGCGTGGTAGCGCTGAAGGGGAGCAGCAGCCGCAACGCTCCACCGTTGGGCAAGGGCTCGAAGGTTGATGTCAATTATCGAGGCAAGGTGATTAAAGGAGGCGTCACGCTTTACATGGTTGGCACTGATTCGATCAAGAGAACCATCTATGGCAGGTTGAAGAACACCACGTCAGGGCCTGGCTTTGTCAATTTTGGTCAAAACGGAAACGAGGAGTACCTGCAGGGTCTTACTTGTGAGCGATTGATGCCGCGGTATGTAAAAGGTTTTCAGGTGCTCGAATGGATGAAGCCTAGTGGTGCTCGCAATGAGCCGCTTGACCTGTTGGTGTATTGCTTGGCAATACTGGAGCTGGTGAAGCGCCGCTACAACAGGGCGACGATGTGGGATCAGCTGGAAGCGCAGCTGGGCAAAGGGAACACGCGAATGTCCAATGGGATAGTGGGGAGGCTGGCAGGATCTGGCCGCTTTAGTGGCTAAAATATTTGCATGGCAGGAATCACGCTCGAACAAGCCAACGCGCGACTTCAGGTCTACCTAGACGCTGAAGCCGCAATTCTGGCGAAGCAAGAATATCGCATCGGCCCGCGTTCTATGAAGTATGCAGATCTGGCTGAAGTGCGAGCCGGTATTGAGGTGTGGAATCGCCGAGTTAAAGAGATAAGCAACCGCGCTGGCAACGGCGGTCGAGGCCGGTCGTTTACTCCTACTCCGAGGTGGTGATGGCTCGAAAAAACCGCAAGGGGGTTGAAACCCTGCGAGAGATCAACCGATTATCGCAAGGCCAGCCGATGGCGTTGGGCATGCAGGGTACCAGCCGCATGGCTGGCGCTGCTAGGTTTGCCGGTTGGCGTCCGCCCTTGTTTGATGCGGATAGCGAAGCGCAATACGAACTAAAGGATCTGCGAGCCTTTAGCGCCGACTTAGTGCGTACAGCACCAGTAGCAACTGGCGCGATCCAGACCAGAGTTTCTCATATTGTCGGAACCGGCTTATCTCTTCAAAGTCGAGTAGATATTGATGAGCTTGGTATTGACGATGATCAGGCTAGTGCGTGGCAGTCATTGACTGAGCGGCGATTTCGTTTGTGGGCTAGTTCGCCGTTTGCCGATGCAATGGGCGAGCAATGTTTTTACGAGCTGCAAGATTTAGCAATTCGTTCTCATGATGCAAGGGGGGATGTATTTGTATTGCTGGCAAGGAAGCGGCGAAATGGTTGGCCGTTTCAGCTTGCGTTGCAGATTATCGAAGCTGATCGAGTCTGCAATCCAAACAATGTAATCAATACTGCAACCATGGTTGATGGCGTTGAGCGTGCTGCAGATGGAGAGCCTGTTGCAATTCATGTAGCAAAGAATCATCCGGGGCGGATAATTCCAAACAACAAACAAGAATGGACGAGAATTCCATTTTATGGTGCTAGTGGGCGTCGCAATGTGCTGCATCTAAAAAAGATGGACAGGCCAGGGCAAACCAGAGGGTTGCCGCTATTATCGCCAATCATTGCAACAATTAAGCAGCTTACGAGATACAGTGACGCGGAAGTTGATGCTGCGGTGAACAGTGCTGCGATGGCGCTGTTTGCAACAATGGATAGCGATGCGTTTAGTGATATTTTGAATGATGACGAAAAAGCGCAAGTATTAGCAACAGCTTCGGCATGGGATGGAAACTTGGATAGCGGCAAGGTTATCAATCTGATGCCGGGCGAAAGCGTAATAAGTCCAACACCAGGGCGGCCGAATCCAAATTTCGATCCATTTTTTAGCGCAATGCTAAACCTTGTGGCGATGGGGTTGGGCCTGCCAAAAGAGATATTAGCCAAGGCATTCAACGCCAGTTATTCAGCTAGTCGAGCGGCATTGATGGATGCGTGGCGTTCTTGGAGAATTGAGCGTGCATGGCTGACTCGGCGATTGTGCCAACCAATTTATGAGGAGTGGCTGGCCGACGCCGTTGCTTATGGAATTATTCAAGCACGCGGGTTCTTTGCTAATCCATTCATCCGTGCAGCGTGGTGCGGCTCTAATTGGAGCGGCGATGGGCCCGGCGCTTTGGATCCGAAAAAAGAGGCCGATGCTATTGCGCTGCGCATCGAAACTGGCGTAACAACTCTGGCTGAGGAGATCGTGGCCTACGACGGAGGCGACTGGGAGGCGAAGCACCGCCAGAGAGTCAGAGAGGCAGGAGATAGGCGCGCGGGCGGTCTTGAGGCCATTCCCCCGGCGAGGGCCCGGCCGTCATCGCCTCCAGAGGGCGATGATGAAGATGATTAGTTCACTTACTAGCATGTTCTCATGACTGTTCTTGATGTTTTGAATTCGCCCTGGGCGATCACCCCTGACCGGCTGGAGTCTATCCATGCAATCTATGCTGCGCGGCTGCGGGGTGAAAATCCCGATATTGCCGGCATTGAGGCTCGAATCGGCCGACCACTTCAAAATGAAGCCGACGGATATGAGGTGCGCGATGGTGCAGCCTTGGTGCCGTTGCGCGGAGTGCTGGCGCAACGAATCAATCTGATGTCCAACATCAGCGGCGGCACCAGCACCGAGCTATTCGCTCGTGACATTCGCCAGGCAGTCGAAGACCCGATGGTTTCGTCCATCATTGTCATGGCAGATACGCCTGGTGGCACAACGGCTGGCACGCAGTCGGCCGCCGATGTGGTGCGCAGCGTGCGCGGAGTCAAGCCGATTGCAACGTTTGTTGATGGGCTGATGGCCAGCGCGGGTCTCTGGATTGGCACAGCGGCTGATGTGGTGATGCTCGCCGATGGGGCGACACGGGCAGGAAGTATTGGTGTAGTGGCAACCCACACGGACGTGTCAAAGCGGGAAGAACAGCTAGGAATCAAAACTACAGAAATCGTCGCTGGTCGTTACAAGCGTGCTGCATCGCAGTATGGGCCATTGACAGAATCTGGTCGAGAGACAATACAAGACCAGGTGGACTATCTCTACGGATTGTTTGTTGCTGATGTAGCAACAAATCGCGGTGTAAGCGTTGACGAAGTTTTGAAAAACATGGCTGATGGTCGAATGTTTATTGGTCAACAGGCTGTCGATGCAGGCATTGCTAATGGCATCGCTACACTGGAATCGGTAATTGCTTCAATGAATGATCGCGCCAAATCCATGGCGCGGCCCTTTGTTCCTGTCCGTGTCTCCGTTTCTCCTATGAATCCATCTGAACTGGCTGCCCAATGGGCGGCCGAGAATCCCGAGGCAGCGGCGGTGCTGCGTGCCGAGGGCCGCGTCGAAGGCGCGGCTGGGGAGCGCGACCGCATTGCGGCCGTTCGCGCTCAGTCTCTGCCTGGCCATGAGGCTTTGATTGAGGAATTGGCCGCTGACGGTCACACCACTGGCCCAGAAGCCGCGATGGCTGTAATTGCCGCTGAGGCCGCGTTGCGGCAAGAGCATGCCGTATCTCGTCAGGAGGACGCGCTTGATCCCGTGGCATTTGCCCCGGCGCCCGATGGCCTTGAGTCGCGGGCTAAAGCCGAATCAAACGAGCCGAGCGCACAAGAACTGGCCGCCCGTGCCCGCAAGATTGTGGCAGAGGCGACGGCCAACGGTGAAACAATCACCGTTCCCAATGCTGTGGCGCAAGCCCGGCGCGAACTAACCCACGCCTGAGGAGGGCTGAACCATGCGCAACCAGGGACTGATCAAAACATTTCTGGCGGGGGCTTCGGTCAATCCGAGCCGCTTCGTCAAGTTTGACTCCGACGATCGAACGGTGATCCAGGGGGCTGCCGGAGCTGATCTGCTGATCGGCGTTTCTGATTTCAACCCTAACGGGACTGCCGCTGCCGCTGGAGAGCGAGTAGACGCAGTTCTCGACGGGATTGCAACTGTCAGATACGGAGGCACTATTACCCGTGGCCAGCTGGTCATGAGTGATGCCAGCGGACAGGCGGTAACGGCTGCTGCGGCGGCTGGCGTTAATGTCAGAACCGCCGGCATTGCGATGGTGTCTGGCGCGTCTGGCGACTTCGGAGCAGTGCTCCTGTGCCCTGGTTCATTCCAGGGTTGATCATTGTTTACTCAACCTAAGGATTGAATCATGTCAAACATGAATTTCCCGTTTCCGATTCAGCAAGAGCTGACGGCAATTACGCTTGCGTACAGCAATCGCGCTTTAATCGCGGATCGCGTGCTGCCTCGAACTCCAGTGCCTGCGCGGGAGTTCAAATGGGTGCAGATGAACAAAGATCAGATGTTCACCGTCCCCGAAACGATGGTAGGACGTAAAGGAGTGCCTAACGAGGTTGAGTTTGGCGGCACTGAAACCGCTGGATTCGTTCGGGATTACGGACTGGATGATGTAGTGCCGCAGGAGGACATCGATAGCGCTCCTGCTAATGACGATCCGCTCGGCACTGCCGTTACCGGCATTACCGAACTAATTGCATTAGATCGTGAAAAGCGGGTTGCCGATTTAGTTTTTGGCCTGAATACCTACCCCGCTGCTAACCGAACCACGCTGAGCGGCACTAGCCAGTGGAGCGACTACACCAACAGCGATCCATATAGCGCGATCATTACCGCGCTGGATGGGATGCTGATGAGGCCGAACCGGGCAGTAATTGGTCGATTGGCGTTTTCTAAACTGCGGGTGCATCCGAAGATCACGGCGGCTCTGGCGCCTAGTTCGACTGGAAACACCTCAACGACCAACGCAACAGGCGCACCTGCAACAGCCCAGGCTATTGCAGACCTGCTGGAGCTTGATGAAATCATCATCGGCGAAGCGTTTATTAACACTGCCAAGCCAGGTCAAACTGCATCTCTCAGTCGCTGCTGGGGTAAGCACATGGCGTTCTTGCATCAGAATCCTGTGGCCACGATTCGCGGCAATGCCGTAACTTTCGGCTTTACTGCTGAATATGGCAATCGAGTTTCTGGCAGCATTCCCGAGCCCAAGGTGGGACTTCGCGGCGCTCAGCGCGTGCGAGTTGGCGAAAGCGTCAACGAGCTAATTGTAGCTTCTGACGTAGGCTATTTCTTCCAAAACTGCGTCGCTTAATTATGAAGCATGTAGTTATTGAAGGTCCCGTTGATCACGATGGAATTAGGTATGAGCAAGGCGATGAGCTGGTAATTCAGCCTGATGCCGCTGCTAGCCTAATTTTTCTAGGCGTGATCAAAGAAGTCCTGCCAGCGAAGTCAAAACGCGAATTGTCTGACTGATGTTTGCTGAGGATCCCCTGCTGTTTTTGGCTGACTTCGGACTGCCTGTAGTGGCCGGAGTTATTCAGGGAGTGGGGATCCTTGACATGCCTGGCGAGTATGTGCTGGACGACATGCAAATGAGCGATAATTATATGTTGCT